GGGTTCGACTCCCGTCTAGTCCACTATTTAAGAAAATCCAGTGTTTATGCGGATTCGGAAGAAAACGTTGAGAACACTGGATTTTTTGTGGCTTTTTATATTTCCAAATGAGAAACAAGAAGTCTTATTTTGAAAGCAAAAAACAAAGTGGATGACATGAAAGATGACACGAATCAAAGAAGATGGTTTTCAAAATATCCGTTTGCCTGATCGGAATATTTTTTTGAAAAATCCGATCTGGTACCTCGGTATACCTGATTCAGAACCGTGTTGGTTTTCCAACCTCCACGCTCCATGATGTATGCTTCTGGTACACCCATTGCGTGCATGATTGTGGCTGCATAGTGACGCAGATCATGGAAACGAAAATGTGGCAATCCAAGTTTTTTTATCGTGCGTCCGAAATCATGCGTAATCATATCCGGGTTAAGATTGCAGATTTTGCCGGAAACAGGAAGTTCTTTAATGACTTTATCTGGATATTCAACATAACGATCAGATGTACTATTTTTGGCAACTGATTTTAGTACCCATTTATAATTTTGATTCTTTACCATTGTTTGATGAACATGCACCGTATTTCCTTGTATGTCATCTGCATATAATCCACACACTTCTGATCTTCGTAATGTTCCAATAGATGCAAGAAGAATTGCAACGTATAGATCATAGTTTGCTGTTTTGGTATAGGAAAGCAATGCTTGCAGTTCTTCGTCCTTTGGAATATAGTATTGTAAGATTTCTTTTTGGGGCATAGTAACACGAAATGATGCATCCGGTATTTGCAGGCGTATGACCGCACAGAGTAGGCTGTATGCGTTTCGAACTGTCTTTGGCGAATGTTTCCCCGCAAATTCATTTATAAAGCCAACAACTGTGTTCTGGTCAATTTCTGATACATCCATATCTTTGATTGGATCGTAATATTTTTCCATCTGCCGGTAACCGCGCAGGGTGGACGGAGAGAGCACATTTGATTTCGAGTCTATGTATTTGGTAAGTGCATCCCCGAAAGCGATTTTGTCTGGCTTGGCGCGTTCTTCGGCATAATTCAGTGCCAACCGTTCAGCCTCGCGCTTGGTTGCCGCGGTAAATGACTTGTAGTGTTTCTTCCCCTGTTCATCCTCACCAAGGAAGAGTCGTGCTCTCCAAGATCCGGATGGTAATTTCCTTGCATTCATGTGTCATTCCTCCTAAAAATAGGCGCAAAAATAGCGCGGTAGTTGATTTATCGCGCTCCGAATGATACAATATGCTTGTTCACGGCGTGTATCTTCGGAGCACGTTTGCCGCTCTGGTGTTCCAGCACCGGGGCGGTTTTTATTTTATTGTTCTAAATCAAATTTGAAATCCGAAAGGTCTACATCATAATTTTCGCTATATCCTTCGAGGATAAGTTGCATTTTTTGTGGCTTTATCTTGCCGAATGTGATAATTCCAGAAGATGTCGCATTTGGTTTCAGGTCATCAGATAATTGCGGATAATCATCAGAATATGTTCCGTATTCTTCATCATATTGCTTTTTGTTCTGTATAATTTTAGCTGATGAAGAATATATACTGGCATCATATTTAGAATTATTAGTCACATCTACATAAATTCTTGTTTCTGTATCTGCAAACTCCACCTTTTTTACCTGTACTTTTATTCCGTGCTTGTCAATACTCTTATTATCAAATTTCCAAGTAGTATTAGCTTTCCCAAAAGAATCAATATAGGTAGTTTTTTTTGCATCTGCAGCAATTAAATATGCCCATGATGTATCAACTCCCATTACGGTTTGACCCGAATATGATCCGGTAATTTTGGCATCGACACTTATAAAACTATCTTCTTTAAATTCCTTTTTAGAAATGTCTTTAGATACTTTTAGAAGGACGCTGTTGTTATAATCTGTATCAGTGTAAACCTGGTACACATAGTAATCATCACCTTCGTCACATGTCTGACTTACAATTCCATAGAACACTATGTATTTTCCAGCGTATGAATCCGGATCTGATACAACAGAGTTTATATTCTTTACATATTCTCTTGAATCTTTTGGAGCAATGTCCTCGGATACAGTAGAGGTAGAATCAGACATTACGATTCCAAAAAGTATGGCGATAACGGAAAAGATAAGACCGATAATAGGGGCTACCTTTTTGGCCTGCTTTTTACACATGCCGATGATTGAAAGTATCAGTCCGACAATTCCAAGTACACAACCGACTCCGCCGGCAAAGATCGCAAAGATCGTTGCAAGGATTGCAAAAACCAAGCCTATAACACCAATAGTATTCTTTTTAGGCACGGTATTAGGATGGGATTGCATAGATGGTTGAGGCTGCTGATTTTGCATACCTTCGTTTGATTGGAACAATGGTGCTCCGCAATTTGGGCAAAATTTAGAATTTCCCCCTTCAGTTCCACAGTTTTTACATATCATAAAATCACTCCTTTGTTTTTATTTATATAATTCAAGCACACCAAGTGGCTCGAAATATATCAAATAGTTGTTCTGTTTAGCATATAAACCATACTTTTCGTGAAAATAATTTAAGCATTCTTGCAAAAATTCTTCTGTTACCTCCAGATGTTCTGCAATTTCATATCTGCTTCGGCATCCGTTTTTATATGAATCCACTAAATCTGATAGGGAAATCATTTCATTGTATGCCCAAACTCGTGCTCGCCGTTCTTGCTTTCGGTTTTCTGCTTCTTTCTGATCTGTAATATTTCCTACGGTAGTGAAATGGTGTCCGAGTTCTTCGGCAAGGATACAGGCCTTTTCTGAATCAGCACATATATCTTGATTAAGTGCTATGGTTCCATCACAATACAAACCTTTGAAACGATCACTTGTGAATGGATAGTCTACAATGTCAACATCTATATCAGAAGCGGTCTGGCATAATTTTTCAAATTTATTCATTATAATTCACCTCCACCGCATTCTAAGCTATGTATTGTCCCATAAAAAGGACTATTTTCTTTTGGATTTAACAAATTCAGCAAATGCTTTGATTTCGTCAAGTTCTTCTGGGGTGTACTCATCGCCATCAAAATGTGCAGCAATGGTAGTTAGTTTTTCTGGTTCGTCCCATCCCATAAGTTCTTGTGGAGTGGTTTTTAAGGCCTTAGCAAAATCTCTTATTTTAGATTCAGATATATCTACATCACCTTTTTCAATTTTTGCAATAGATGAGCGATCCTTATATCCAGTAAGCTCTGCTAATGTATCTTGGGACATTTTAAGAGCTAAACGTTTTTCTTTAATATTTTTATATAGGTCAAGCATAAGCAAAACCTCCTTGTGATATTGTGTAAGTAAATAATAGCACGTTGCGTAAAATAATTCAACAAAATTATTAAAAACTGTTGACACAAATTCACAACAATGATATAGTGAATATAGTTCACGGAGAGGAGGCGATAAAACAGTGGCAAATGTTGAACTACTTAGAAAAAAAATAAGTGAATCTGGGATGACTGTGTCAGCTATTGCTGATAAATCTGGCATTTTAAGGGAAACACTTTATAACAGAATGAAAAGTGGAAACTTTTATGCATCAGAAATTGTATCCCTAACTAAGGTGCTTCGTCTTAGCAGAAAAGAAAGAGACGATATTTTTTTACCTTGATATGTGAATATAATTCACATAAGACAAATCAACATAAAAGTAATGGAAGGGAGCGTGAGTATGTCATTAGAAAGTAACATAGCAGGATTTATTAAGAAAAGAGGAGTTAACTTATCTGCTATGGCAAGAGATACTGGAATTGCGTATATGTCGCTTTATGACAGCCTTTTTAATGACAGACGGAAAAGACCGTTGAAGGCGAGCGAGTTTCTAGTAATATGCGAATTCCTTGGTGCTTCACCTGCAGATTTTGTGGAAAAGAAAGAACCAATTACATCTACACTTTCTGCACCACGGGCAATGATCTCTGATTGATCTAAAGCTTGTACAAAAGCATCAAAATTTTGCATTTAGTGAGATCTCCTTTCGTAATACTCGGACGCGGCAACGTCCTGTAAGGAGATTATAACACGAAGAACATAGGAGAGAAAGTAACAGAAGGGAGTGTGAGAAAATGCCGAAAACGAATCTTGCGCAGAGCGCCACAAAGAAGAAAATGGCCTACGTTCGCGGAATGATGGCGGGCGGACAGGCGCAACAAAGTAAAGATCCGGCAGACCTTGCACCGAAGTATGGTGTCACGGAGAAAACGATACAAAACTGGATCAGAAAGCCGGAAAGAATGAATGTCGAGAACTTTTTCCGTCTGGCTGATGATCTTGGATTGAAGATCACAGTTGAGTTTCGGAACATCCCGGAATAGGAGCAGGACATGAAAGAAAGAACATTTAAAATCGGAATTGTAGTTATGGCGCTTGGCGCAATGGCTATGAACTCGAAAGGAGTTGGCTGGATAATTGCCGCAGGAATGGTAATTGCTGGCGCGGTGATCGCACATGTGGCATACACACTCGAGAGAGTGGAAAAAGAGCGGAAAGAAACAGAGCGCCGTATACAGCGGTTTCGAAAATCTGCGTGAAAGGAGAAAAATGCACATTAGTGGAATAAGACCTGTAAAACCGGACAAGCAGATTCTTAATCCAACGTACCCGCGTAGGGATAAGAAAAATGAAGGGAATTTTAAGGATTTGCTGGATCTGGAAATAAAAAAGATGGAATCATCCAACCGTGCTAAGTGAAATGATTCCATACATTGGGGGTCGTTTCCGTAGGGAAACAACAAGAAACATTAAAAAATGCCTTTTCCTTATTTTACAGGAAAAATATCAAATGTGCAACAATAATATGCCTGATAATTATGATTTTTTTAAACAGCACGAAGCAGAGCAGGAAAGCAAATTGGAAGAACGCCCGCTCTGTGATTGCTGCGAAGAACCAATACAAGATGATTTTTATTATGACATCGGCGGCGAGATTTACTGTGAAAATTGTATGGTGTCTTGCTTCCGGAAAACCTTTGAATGAATGGAGGACAAAATGAAAGATATTAACTTAGTTGTTGAGCAAAATTTGGGAAATATCGGTACAAATTTTGAGGAAATCAAGGCAGAACTGAAAGCTGGGCTTGAAGAATATAAAAACATGGTATTCACAGAAGATACAAAGGCAGAAGCCAAAAAGACGGTTGCAAGCCTTAGAAAACTGAAGAAGTCGGTAAATGATAAGAAACTGGAAGTCAAGAAGTCTTTTATGGCGCCATATACCAGTTTTGAAGCACAGGTGAAAGAGCTGGATAAATTGATTGATGAGCCAATTGCTTTTATAAATGAACAGGTGGAAGAGTTTGAGCACAAACGTGTGAAAGCCAAAAGAGCACTGATCAGTGAGATTTATACCGGAATCGTAAAAGAACATGGCGTGGCGGATGAATATCTGCCATTGGAGCGTATCTATGACAGCAGATGGGAAAATGCCACAACCTCACAGAAAGCTATTACAGAAGCTATTACAGCGCGTGTGGAACATGTGGAAAAAGATCTTGGCACTATCCGGCTGATGAATTCTGAATTTGAGGATAAAGGCTTGGCGAAGTACAAGGAAACGCTGGAATTATCAGATGCCATTGAAACCATGAACCAATATCAGAAGCAGAAAGAAGAGATTATTCGCAGAGAAAAAGAACGTGAGGAACGTATTAAGACAGAAAATGCGACTGCAACAGTGGAAGCGGTTCCGAATCCAGTAGATGAACTCAAAGCTTCAACAGAAGAATTCGTTGAACCGAAATCGGTTACGGACACTGTGAAATATGAAGTGATTGCTGACCCATTCCAGATCGCACAACTTGAATCTGCTATGCGTGAGTATGGCATTAAATTCCGGAGGGTATAAAAATGGCAGAAGCGGCAAGAAAGAAAATTAACATTTACGAAGCCATTTCTCGATGTATGGAAGAGATCGGGGCAGTCGGCAAGGATGCAGTGAATAAGCAGCAGGGATTTAAGTACAGAGGAATTGATGCGGTTATGAATGCAATCAATCCGGCACTGGTAAAGAACCATGTGTTTATTGTACCGGAAGTGCTGGACCAGCAGAGACAGGAAAGAACTACAAATAAAGGAACGGTATTGATCTATTCGATCTGCCGGATCAAATACACGTTTTATGCAGAAGACGGTTCCTGCATTGAAGCTGTGACTGTTGGAGAGGGAATGGATTCCGGAGACAAGGCAACAAATAAGGCAATGGCTATTGCATTTAAGTATGCATGCTTTCAAGTATTTTGTATCCCGACAGAAGAAATGAAGGACCCGGACGAAGAAACACAGGACCCGGTGAAACCACAGTTCAATCCGGCAACACCAGAACAGTTGAGAAAACTGAATGAATTTATTATGGCTTATGCCGGAATGTGCAAAGATACCAAAGAATCCGATGTTACCGACTTATTAAAGAAAAAATACCACTATAACGGTACAAGTGATATTTCTTCCGAGTTGGCAGACAAGCTAATTGCACAGGTAGAGATGTGGTACAAGAAAAAGAAAGAAGCTGATGCCTAATGGAAACTACAGGTAAACTGACCGGAGCCAGCCGGACATTTGATGGAAATAGTATCATCCTAACTTTCGAGGTTGATGCTTCAGCATCCGGACAGATTGAAAGCATGAAAAAAGATGATCTGCTTCGGATAAAGGCGGTTAAGTATCGCCAGAAACGTAGCCTTGATGCCAATGCATACGCATGGGTGCTTATGACCAAGATTGCTAACCATCCGGATATTTCTTCCAGTAAAGAAGAGGTATATGAGGATATGCTGCAGAAATACGGAACCTTTTATGAGGATGAGGGAGGATATATCACTATTACAGTCAAAAAGACGGTAGATATGACAAAGGTGTCTGGCCATTGGAAACATATTAAAGATAACGGTAATTTTGCAGCCTATCTGATGATCAAAGGTTCCAGCGAATACAACACCGCAGAAATGGCACATTTTATTGACCGGATCGTGGAAGAAGCGCAGGAGCTTGGAATTGAGACAGCTACACCGGATGAATTGGAACGCATGAAGCAGGAATGGGGTGCAGCATGAAAAGGCTCTGGAGCGTATTTACAGATGATATGGACCACTGCTATTTTACTGGAACAGCTCCGGTGGAGAGACACCATATCTGGGGCGGTTCCAACCGGAAGAATAGCGAGAAGTATGGTTTTGTGATCCCACTCCGGCCGGATCTGCATCCGAATGGAGCACAGGCAGGGAAGAACGCTGCGGAAATAGACTTGAAACTTAAGCAAATGGCGCAGAAATATTTCGAAGAACACTGCGGAACCAGAGAGGACTTCCGGAGAATCTTTGGAAAATCGGTATTGTGAGGTGATTGAGTGATACAAATTAAAAATATTCCCTACGGGCATGAGAACGCTGTACAGCGTCCATCCAACCCGATAGAGGATCGGAGATTGAGAAGCAAAATCGAAAAGGCAAATCGTGATGCTGATTGCATTATAAATGTTGGGAATGGTTATTATCGCCCGATTCCCGGAGACCTGACTGATGAATCGGAGCTTAACGAATATCTTGCCAAGGAGTTATCCAGAGCGAGAAAAATATTATCTAAACGGCTGGCAATGCGCCAGACGTTCGAAAGGTGGCGAGAAATTGGAATACTTACTGGTAATACCCGGGAGACTGGATAATCTGAATGATTACATATCCGCAGAACGCACAAACCGGTACAAGGGAGCAAAGATGAAATCCAAGAATGAAGCAATTGTGAACTGTGCCATTTTGCAATGCATGAGGGGCGTGAGGATAGAAAAACCGGTGCACATGAAATACCGATGGTACGAGAAGAATAAGCGCCGCGATAAGGACAATATTTCTTCTTACGGGCGTAAGGTGATACAAGATTCTCTGGTATATTCCCACGTGCTTAAAAATGATGGATGGAAAGAAATAACAGGATTCTCGGATGAATTTTTTGTAGATGCTGATAATCCCCGAATTGAAGTTCTGATCCGGGAGGTAGGGGATGATGGATAAAAGCAGTTTTGTCATGTATACGAAATATCTCCGGAATATTAAGAAACTTACGTTGGAGCAAAGAGGACTGCTATTTACAGCAATATTAAGCTATGCATCCGATCAGGAAATACCAGAGTTGGACGCTGCTACTGATATGGCATTCAGTTTTATCCAAGAACAGATGGACCGAGATCATGAGGTATATTTGGAGAAGTGCAGGAAACGTAGTGAAGCCGGTAAGCTTGGCGGCAGACCGAAAGCAAATGCTTCTGGCGAAAACCAAGTAAAAGCAAAAAAAGCAAATGGTTTTTCTGAAAAGCAAAATAACCCTGATACTGATAATGAACCTGATAGTGATAATGATACTGATAAAAAAATAAATACTTTGGCGGATGCCAAAGCAATGTTTGAACGTCTGTGGAAACTGTATCCGAACAAAAAAGGCAAAGGACAGGTATCGGATACCCAAAAGAAGCGGCTACTCGCAATCGGGGAAGATAGGCTTGTTAAAGCGATTGATCGCTACAGTCTTGAATTGCAGAAGGACGCCGACTGGAGGAAAGCACAGTACGGGAGCACATTTTTTAACAGTGGCTATGTGGATTATTTGGATGAAAACTATGTACCGGGGAAGGAACAGAAGCCTGCGGGTGCAAAAAATCAATTCAATGATTTCGAACAGCGTGAATGTGATTATGCGGATTTGGAAAGAACATTGCTCAATACACCGATCCGGTAGGTTGAAACACCGCCCGTAAGGGAAAAGAAACTTTGCAAGTGCGGAATTATAGTTATCACAGGCCATGATCTTAACTTGCCAACATCGGGGCGGCAATCGCCCCACCATCCAGAGAGGTGAGAGAAATACATAGAACCAGCAAAGAAAAGCGCCTTTTGCGCGAAAACATAAAACTGATCGGAGAAATCAACAGTTTTGAGGATTCTAAACCAGAACATATGAATACAGAAGCCTACAAGAAATTTAAGCGGCCAGCCACATATTATGGCAGCGGAAGAATCTGTGATTATGGCAGCAAGGACAAACCTTGTGATCCGGGATGCAGATTCTGGAATACCTGCATAAAAGGGCGGCACAGAGAGGAGAAGTAATGCACGGAGTAAAGAGTTGTCCGGAGGCTCGCTTGAAGGCCATTGGAGATAGAGTGTTTTGCGAAACATTCAAGTCCTTGCAGTTGTTGGGTTTTACAGTACTTTACTACGACTTCGGCATGGAAACAGATGCGCTTACAGATTTTAACAACCGGATGCATGAGAAGAACGCGGAATTGCTTGACAGTGCGGATCGCTATGATGCTGCTGTTGAGAAAATTGACAAGCGATGGAACTGCATCTTAAGCCGGAAGATTATGGAGTTTCCATACCGGCAAAGAGTAAAGATGATGGGCGGACTGCCAAAGGGAAAAGTTGGATTGCAGTCGTTCAATATGGCGAATATGCAATCATATAGCGCGATTGAATCATTCCTGGTACTGACCTTTTCAGTGCTTATGGAAAAGAATAAGCGCTTTGGAAAAACACAAATGGACTTGTTTTGGGCGAATCTTAAGGCAAATTCAGAGAATTACGCTAAGGGAATGACGGATCAGTTCATTGTTGAGTATTTTCAAGATCAGTTGAATTTGCAGTTGAATGGATAGGAGGAACAGCATGGGAGACGTAGTTAAGCACATATCGAAAGATGATTTGTGTCCGTTTTGTAAAAAGCGAAAGGCAACATTGCTGTGTGATATGCCACATAGCACCGTTGTTACACATGCAAGATGTAGTGGATTTAAAAGCTATATCATGACATGTGACAAGAAAATCTGCACAGAATGCACCACAAGGGTGAATGGGTTTGATTTCTGCCCAGATTGCATGAAAGTAATTAAGTCAGCCCCACAAGGTGTGAAAGAAAGCGAGAGATGCTAATGTACATGAACGTGATTAAAAGTCTTTGTTCGCTTCCAGCTACAGACGGAAATTTTACATCAGTGCTGAAAACAGCAACATCGAATCAAATTCGTTTAGCAATCGAGACGATGGAGCACAACGGTGGCAAGAATAAAGGCAGAATTAAAGCCTGTGAAAGAGAACTGGAATATAGAAGACTTACGAAAAAAGATAAGCATGGAAAGTATGTCTCTAAGGAGTATTTAAGCATTCTTTGTAATACATTTTCATCGGAGCATAGATTCAGAGCCATTCTGAACAAGCTTGGGGAATACGAAGATGCTGAACGGCAGGGATTGATTTTACAGTTACCATGCAAGGAAGTGAACGGAATGAATAACAAGTGGATTCCGGTAACGGAGAGACTGCCGGAAGATGGAATTGATGTTCTTGTCTGGTTCGAATATTTCAGATATGGAGATTATAATAGGCTGTTTCGAAAAATTGGAATATCTTACACGTACAATGGCGAATGGTCTGGATTTGTAAATGGACAAAGTGGGTGGAGACAATTAAAAGTAATTGCTTGGATGCCACTGCCAGAGCCGTACGAGGAAAGAGAGGATGCGTAGAAATGGGAGTTTTGCTTGCATTATCAACCTTATTTATATGGGGTCGGCTGGTTAATATTGATTGCGACCTAAAAGATATCAGCGAAGAACTGAAAAAGATGAACGAAAGGAGAAATGATGGAAGATAGATACTTATTCCGCGGAAAGCGGATCGATAACGGAGAATGGGTGCAAGGGCATCTCATAACTGATGAGCAGGACGAGAAGAAGTGTTTTATTGCTTATATTTTCGGAACAGACGAGGATGGGCAACCGCATGATATTGATTCCGCGTTAATAGAGCCATCAACCATCTGCCAGTGCACCGGACTTAAGGACAAGAATGGCAAGCTGATTTGGGAGAATGATATTGTAAAAGACTTATTTAGTGATGTTTGCGCGCAAATCAAATACGGCAGTTACCAGAACTGCTTTGATAGCACCAAAACTGAACACGTTGGATTTTATGTAGGCTGGTCAGACAAGTACACTGGAAGATACAGAAAAGATTTAGGTTATTGGATAAATATGGTTGATGCAGAAGTTATCGGCAATACGTTTGACAACCCGGAGTTGTTGGAGGGGGGTGAAGAGGATGCCTAAATGGAATGCAAGTGTAGGATTACAACTTTCGATTGACTATGAAGATATAGAGGCAGACACAGAAGCAGAAGCTATCCAAATCGCGAAAGACAGAGCATTGGAAGATATTGATTATAACAACTGTGAGTGCGATACTTCCAATCCAATCGTATATTGCTGTTACAAGGAGGATTCGGATGAGTAGAGAATTACCAATTTTATTCAACACCGAAATGGTTCGGGCGATTCTGGACGGAAGAAAGAGCTGCACAAGAAGAATCATTAAACCACAGCCACAAAGCAGATTATGCTATACATTCGCAGGGAGTAACTGTGGCACATGGGGATATCCAAGTAAAACAGCGCATGAAAGTTGGGGAGATGAATACAGACTTCCAGATGGTATCACGGACGAAGAATTACAAAGAAGATGGAAACCGCCATATCGCGTAGATGATATTCTTTATGTCCGGGAAACATGGTACAAGGACAAATACAGATATATGTACCGTGCAAATTATTCCGATAGCGAAAAATTTTATCGCGATGGGAAAGAGGTAAAAATAAAGTGGCACCCATCCATCCATATGCCTAAAGAAGCAGCACGAATCTGGTTAAAGGTAACGGATGTGAGGGTGGAGCGGTTGCAGGAGATGAAGCCGGTTGATGTGATAAAAGAGGGAGCTTATCCTGATTGTTGGGATTGTCTTAATACATACGGAGAAAGCGGTTCGCAGTGCTGTTATGGGACAGAAGAACAGTGCAGTCAATGTGATGAAGTGATGATGGAATGGGAAAAACTTTGGAACTCCACCATCAAAAAATCTGGCCTTGACCGTTACGGCTGGGATGCATCACCGTGGGTGTGGGTGATTGAATTTGAACGATGCGAGAAGCCGGAAGGAGTGTGAGGTATGACTGAACTTGAATGGAAAGAAGTCGAACCAGAGCAGGAAGACTGGAAGAAACAAATTGATGTAGTTGCCTATTACGGAGATCTCGTCATAGGAAGCATTGTATATTGTGGTGAAGAAATTGGATGGCAGTCTGTCATTGATGGGCACATGGATTTTTTACAGGCAGAATCTCTGGAAGATGCGAAAGAAGAAATGATTGATGCGTTAGATAATCATTTCACAGACCAAATCAATTATTACAAAGAATTGCAGGAAAGCCTTGACGAATTAAGGGGGAATGAAAATGCCTAAAGCAGTATTGGTAATGGATATGCCGGAACAGGTATGCCAGAAATGTGCATTGTGCTATGAGACAGAGAATGATGACGAATATCTGTGCTGTGCGGTAGGAAAACTTTTACCAGATGGAGAGAAGCCGGAGTGGTGTCCGCTCCGAGAATTGCCGGAGAGGAAAGAAACTCATACGGTGTTAGAGCTACATTCTAACGGTCGATGGACAGAAGGCATGAAGGCTGGCTTTAATGCCTGCTTGGATGAAATTTTAAAAACAGATGGAATGAGAAAGGAGTAATGACAGAAGCCTTGGTAGACCAAGGTTGACCGCCTAAAGGTGAAGAAAGGCGAGAACAAAAGGAATTTAATTAGCGGTGTCGTATGGCACTATTGGGAGCCGTAATTCCTTATCCACGGACACAGAGCAATCTGTTAAGTGGTTGTCATGAAAAGATTAAAAGTATGTTGGGTAAGTGCAGGAATATCAAGCTTTATGGCTGGATATTTAGCAGGGAATGTTGATGAATGGATTTACATTGACATTGCAGACCAACACGAGGACAGTATCAGATTCATCAAAGATTGTGAGAAAGCAATCGGAAAGGAAATACAGATACTGAAATCAAGCGAGTACAGATGCGTAGAGGATTGCGTGAGGACGTTCGGAGGATTTAGAAATCCGGCAAACGGGTTTGCGCCTTGCACGAACTGGCTCAAAAAGAGAGTGAGAAAAGAGTGGGAAGAGCAGCATAAGGATTGTGAATTGACCTACGTCTGGGGATTCGACCTTAAGGAAAAGAACCGAGCAGAGAGGACGATTGAAGCGAATCCGCAAGCGGCACATGAATTTCCACTGATTGACAGAAACCTTTCAAAACAAGAGGTACATGGATTGTTTGAGCGGACTTTTGATTTTGCCCGACCTTTGATGTATGACCTTGGATATCCGAACAACAACTGCATCGGATGCGTCAAGGGCGGTATGGGATATTGGAATCGAATCAGAAAAGATTTCCCAGAGGTATTCGAAAGTCGGGCGAAGTTGGAAAGAGAAGTCGGGCACTCCATGTTGAAAGACAAAAACGGACCGGTATATCTGGATGAATTAGACCCGAACAGGGGAGATATGAATACAGAGATTATGCCGGATTGTGGAATTATGTGTTATTTGAGTTTGAAATGAAAGAAGGAGTGAAATATGGTTAGACTAGATGGAACTAAAAGTGCAAAAGTAATCCAGGTAATTGAGACAAAAGCAAAAAGAGGACTTGGAACAGAAAAAGACCCAGTACGTGATGTTGTTCAGTACTGGGATCTTGAAGGAAATTTTCTTGCTGAAATGGATACACAACTTTGTCTTTCTGCGATTGAACACGAGGCAAAGGCGGTAGAAGGATCTATTTTGGCTCCATAGTTGCTGCATCTTCTGTAATCAGAATCATGCTAATGAAGTAAACGGTTGCTTGGATGAATGATTTCATATCACTCACATCTCGGTCTTCTTGCTTCCGGATATAGTGAGCTTCGTCATTGCCTATCCAAGCAGACCGAGTAGCTAATGTTTTTATATTAGGAGAATCAATAAAGTTTTTGATACAAGCTGCAAGTGGCATAGATTTGATTTTTTCTTCGGCATCCGGATTTTCATGTATTGCAAAATCTTTTATTAGGAATTCAAGGGATTTCCTGTAACCAAGACCTGCAATTTCATCAAGACCGGATGCTTCAGCAGCAAGAGCTTGATTATATATTTTGTCAAATAGAGGTGAAAGTTCAATGATATTTTTGTCAAAAACTGTTTTAGCAAATTTTATTGGCTCAACATAACGAAATATAGCTGAGTTATAGATAATAGCATTGTTGTATAAAGATGCATTTGAAATCCAATAGTGAGCAAAAAATGGAGAAACACAGTCTCTACAAAAATAAACAACACTAGCGCATGTAACTGAATCATCTAACTTATAAACACATGCAAAAAGTGGAATAGGAGCAAAAGATTTGTGGCACAAAGGACATTCGGTGATATCTTTATCATCAACTTTGATTGTACAATTTTTTGAATCAATCATATTTTTGGCATCTATAGAACGTAACATAAAAACCCTCCTTTTTGACAATATTTTACAACAGTCATAAGAAAATAACAATAAAAAGAAAGGAGCCGGAACCTATCCGGATAAAAGGCGCGCCAGGTTCCTTTCGGAGAAAATGAAGAATAGTGAATTAAAAGAATATGTAAACAGTTTTCCGGATGATGCACCAGTAAGTATCGTATGTGCAAATCCAAAAAAGAGAAAGGTATACGAGCCAAAAACAGTCATAATAATGACAGATGAAGAATTTACTTATCCGGCATTTGTAATTGAAATTAAAAATGAGAGAAATATGACGGACGAAGAAAGAGCAATGTGCGAAGAATGTGAGCGAGATGCGGATGATCTGGAAGGACAGATGCAGATCGAGGACTTCCTGGAGGTGATGCCATGATTAACGGAGAATTGATAGTAGACAACTTCGCCGGTGGCGGTGGAGCTTCTACCGGGATAGAACTGGCAACCGGATATAGTGTGGATATTGCGATCAACCACGATCCAGAAGCCGTCCGGATGCATAAAGTAAACCACCCGAACACAAAGCACTACTGCGAAAACGTTTGGGCGGTCGACCCGGTAAAAGCCTGCAAGGGACATCCTGTAGCACTTGCATGGTTCTCACCGGACTGCAAGCACTTTTCAAAGGCGAAAGGCGGAAAGCCAAAGGATAAAAACATTCGTGGTCTTGCATGGGTAGCCTGCCGGTGGGCGGGACTGGTGAGACCGAGAGTGATCATGTTGGAAAACGTAGAAGAATTTAAAACATGGGGACCATTAAACAGACGGCATCATCCTATTAAGCATAAACAAGGGAAGACATTTGAGCGGTTTGTGCAGCAACTTCGGGAGCTTGGCTATGAAGTAGAGTTCCGTGAGCTGATTGCTGCGGATTACGGAGCGCCAACCATGCGGAAAAGATTTTTTATGATCGCTAGATGTGATGGCAAACCTATTGTCTGGCCGGAACCAACACACGCCCCTGCGGATAGCGAAGCGGTAAAAGCTGGACTGTTAAAGCCATATGTTGGAGCGTACACACAGATTGATTTCAGCCGGCCATGTCCGAGCATTTTTGACACATCGGAAGAAATAAAAGAAAAGTACGGCATCCGGGCGGTTCGTCCGCTAGCAAAGAAAACAATGGATCGGATTGCAAGGGGATTAAAAAAGTTCGTCCTTGATAATCCAGAACCATTTATAATCCAGTGCAACCACGGCGGTGAGCGCAGACCGAACGACATCCGAGAGCCGATGCCTACAATCACCGGAAAGCATGGTTACGGGATTGTGGAGCCATACATGGTACAGATCGGGCAGACCGGGTTCGCAAAGGATCGGAGTAAGGATGTAAGGGAGCCCCTTACAACGATTGTGAGCAAGAATGAACATTGCCTTATCAGCCCAACTCTGATTCAATATCATTCCGAGACGGCGCAGGGAGAAGTCAGAGGACAGACAATTAAAGATCCGATTATGACCGTGGATGGTTCGAACCGGTACGGATTGGTTACATCGTTTTTAAGTAAATTTTATAAGAGCGGCACCGGGCAGGATATGAGAGAACCATTACATACCATTACTACATCACCGGGGCATTTTGGGGAAGTCAGAGCGTTTTTGATTAAATACTACGGCGATGCCACAGGACAGGATATAGAGCAACCACTTGATACGGTTACGACCAAAGACAGATTCGGACTTGTGACAATCGAGGGTGCGGATTACCAGATCGTAGATATCGGGCTGAGAATGTTAGAACCGAAAGAGTTGTACGGATGCCAGGGATTTCCGGATGATTATATAATCGACCATGATTATACAGGGAAAAAGTATCCGAGAAGCGAACAGGTGCGCAGATGTGGCAATGCGGTGTGTCCGCCAATTCCTGCCGCGCTGGTAAAAGCAAATTTACCAGAGTTGTGCGTAGCAAAGCGCACAGGAAACATGAGGATTGCGCAGGAACAGACCGGACAGCTCCGGTTTGCGTAGGAGATTAAATATGCCGAAACCGTTAAAAGATTATACTGGCCGGTGCGGTTCGTGCAGCCACTTTTCTTTAAAAAATAAGAGCCGGACACTGCAATGCCCAGCTCATGAGTGCTAAGACTCTCAACCTATTGTCATTATAGCACTCGCGCACACCGTAGTAAAGACTAATTGGAGGGCTATTATGACAAAGGGAGAATTTACAAACAACTTAATATACGACATGGCTGGTTATCTGGATGCCGAGGGGACAGAGAGATTAAAGATGGCACTTGCGTATCGCATGAAAGGTTTTCATTTGGCGCCGGATGAAACATTACCGGCTACGGATGTAAGGGACAATGAGTGGATTCTTGGACGATATCACGTTGATCTGATCGCAGTCGGCAGGAAAGAGAAAACGATTGAAATGTACCTGTACACATTAAAGAAATTCTTTAATGAAACCGGACTTCATTATGCCGTTATGACCGGACAGGACGTAATGGATTATATTGCCATAAGGCAGTATCGGGACAAGATCTCGAAGTCATACGCCGGAAATATTCAGAAATGTTTATCCGCATTTGTCAAGTGGGCGTACCGGAAACACCATATCGACAAGGACATATACTGGGATATTGACAAGATCAAAATCCCGCAGAAGCGCAAGAAACGGCTTTCAGACTATGAGGTATCTAAGTGTAAAAATACGCTGAAAACCTTGCGCGAAAAGGCATTGTTGGAACTGATGCTTAGTGCCGGTCCTCGTGTGGGAGAGATCTGTAACTTAAAAATCGAGAATCTGGATTTTGAACGTGGCGAAATTCAGATTTACGGAGAAAAGAACAGTAAATGGCGTACTTGCTTTATGACACCGGATTGCAGGGTTGCTTTAGAGCAGTATATAAACGACAGAGCGGAAGGTTATGTATTTTTAAATAGCCGGAATGTGGAAACGGGAAAACCATTATGCAAAGCAACAATCGAAGAAATCGCAAAAGAGATCGCAGCACGTGCCGGATGCCGGAATGTGGCTACGGTGCACGTATACCGAAAAACATTTGCAAGCCGGGAGTATCAACGAACGAAAGATATTTTATATGTATCGCACAGACTGGGGCATGCAAACACAGCAGTCACGGAAAAATATTACATCTGTGACGACATTTTAGCAGATCGTAAGATGGCAAACGTTGCTTAGTTATGTAAAGGGGGAATGTTTAGTGGACGAAAAAGAAATATACGAGATCTGCCAGAGTGTAGATGCATTTATTGCGGACTATCTGGCAGAATCCATTGTTAAGGGGACAAGCTATGATCTTATGGAAGCACACCACGGCATTCTTCCAATATCTCGAAATTGTTTCTACCGCCGCCGCAGGATCGTACAGCGGATCATTAAGCAGAGGTTAGGGCGGATCGAAGAGGAACAGAGCGGCCAGATGCGGATGGTGTGGTAAAAATTTCCATTTGACATAATCGAACACATGTTTTATCATTAAGCATATAAGGAGGTAGCAAATGGGAGAAAAGCCAAACAACGAGCTTACGGATAAAGAAAGAGAAATGTATGAGTATATTGTGAAGCACATGGAAGAAAATTTAATTTCTCCATCTTTTCAAGAAATCTGTAAAGGAGTAAACACAAAATCAAAGTCATGTGTGCATTATAGGCTTAAAAAGTTAATGGAAAAAGGCTATATAACTCTGCGAGAAGGGGAACCAAGAACAATTCGCCCAATTGGGTATAAATTAGTAAAAGAAAGCGAGGAGTAAAGAATGTATACAAAGTTGTTGTCAGTAATTGCCATTATAGAAATAATGTGGGGAACAATATTTTCGGTATTATGTGTACTGAAAATGACATTAGCTGATATTAAAATATCAGGTAAACTGGGAGGAATTGGAGGAGGACAAGAAGCCAATCTTGCACAAAGACACTATGCGCGATGCGGAATTTTGTACATAGTTTTTGGAAGCCTGCTGCAAATATATATGGTGTTTGCTGGAGACATAACAAGGGCTTCATTTTGGATAGCCACTGCAATTGCGGTTATTATACCTTCTGTATTCGCGGTATGGAGCACAAGAAGATATTTGAATCAACTGAAGAATGATATTAAACATTAAGATACTTTGAGAAGAGAGGAAAAACAACCTCTCTTTTTTCATGCCCTAAATTGGTACAAATCCTCTGAAAACCTGCTTTATAATTATGGTATGAGGTTAGAAATGTACCATTTGGCAGAGAAGAGGTGAGATAGTGGAGAATTATGAGAGAGCAGAACAGGACTACATGGGCGGTATGAAGTACAAAGATATAGCAGAGAAGTACGGAACCACTATCAACACTGTTAAGAGCTGGAAGAAACGGTATGGGTGGAATCGGAAAGAGGGTGCGCCCAAAAGTAAAAAGGTGTGCACACAAAAAGGCAAGGGTGCACCCAAGGCGGTAGCGCCTATAGATGATGGTACAAAAGAAACATTACAGAATAATGAACTCACACCGGAACAGCAGATGTTTTGCATATATTACAGCCGGACATTTAATGCAACCCAAAGCTATTTGAATGCCTATGGGTGCAGCTATGAAGTGGCGAATGCGAAAGGACCTCTATTGGTAGTGAAAGATAGTATTCACCGAGAAATAGAACGTTTGAAAGAAATCAAGCGCCAGCAGATAGTTGCTGGAACTGACGATATTGTGGAACTACAGATGCGTATTGCTTTTGCAGATATTGGAAACTATATGTCATTCGGGCAGAAAGAGATTGAGGATCCAGAGACAGGTATTGAATATATGATTAGCACTGTTGATCTGAAAGAATCAACGAACACAGATACACAGATTATCCAAGAGGTTAAGCGTGGAAAAGATGGTGTATCTATCAAGCTGGCAGACAGACAAAAGGCAATTGATTGGCTTACGATGTTCTTCGAGATGAATCCGACGGATAAGCACCGGAAAGAATTTGATAAGCACAAGCTTGATCTGGAACTGCTTAAGCTGGAGATGCAAGCTAAAGAGAGTGCAGACGATACACCAGAGCAGGACAACTTCTTGGATGCGCTGAATGAATCAGCAAAGGAAGCGTGGTCAGATGATTGATTGGACAGATTTTGACCGGCGGGTGCACAAGCTAAAAGAAAATGTGATGAAAAATGCCATCCGAATGAAGCAGAAGTATAAGCAGAACGGATTTACGTTTAAGCCATTTTCGAAGAAACAAAAGCAAGTTCTTACTTGGTGGTGCGAAGATTCACCGGTTAAAGATAAGGATGGAATCATAGCAGATGGTGCAATCCGAAGCGGTAAGACATTGTGCATGTCGTTAAGTTTTGTTCTGTGGGCGATGAGTACATTTAATATGCAGAACCTTGGCATGGCAGGAAAGACAATCGGATCATTTCGGCGAAATGTTCTGTTCTGGTTGAAACTCATGTTGAAGAGCCGGGGATACAAGGTCGCAGACCATCGTTCTGACAATATGGTAGAGATATCCAAGGGCGATACAGTCAACTTTTTTTATATCTTCGGCGGTAAGGATGAACGGTCGCAGGATCTGATTCAGGGTATCACGCTTGCCGGGATGTTCTTCGATGAAGTTGCGCTGATGCCGGAGTCATTTGTCAATCAGGCAACTGGACGATGCTCTGTAGATGGTTCTAAGTTTTGGTTTAACTGTAACCCGGATTCTCCTAGCCATTGGTTCAAACTGAATTGGATTGATAAGGCTGATGAAAAGAAGCTGATCTATCTTCATTTTACGATGGATGATAACTTGTCTCTGTCGGAGAGAATCAAGGAAAGATATAGGGCAATGTATAGCGGCGTGTTCTATGATCGCTTCATCCTTGGCTTATGGGTGATTGCAGAAGGATTGGTCTATGGTATGTTCGACAAGGAAAGGAACATCTTTCATGGAGAGTATGCGTATAGCTCACAGTCGTCTTATTACCTATCCATCGATTACGGAACTATGAACCCATTCGCGGTAGGCCTGATGGAACTGCAGAATAGCGGAAGGGTGCGGATGCTCCGGGAAGATCATTACTCAGGCAGAGAAACCGGAGTGACCATAGATAATGAAGCATATTACAAGATGATCCAGGAGGTGGCGGGGGATTTCCCAATCACATCCATTGTCATTGATCCGTCAGCTGCAGCTATGAAAGCGACAATCCGGAAGTATGGAGAGTTTACCTGCACAGACGGCAACAATGATGTGCTGAATGGGATTCAAGAGGTAACGAAGTATTTGAATCTCGGTATGCTCCAGATACATGAGAGTTGCACCGAGACGCAGAAAGAGTTTGGCGCGTATGCATGGGATGAAAAGGTAGTAGGAGAGGATCGAGTGATTAAGGAATACGATCACCACATGGATCTTATCAGATATTTTATTTATACAGTAGCGCGCAGATATAACAGAGGACTTATATAAGGCGGTGAAATATGGGATTATTAGCAGCAATTAAAGGATTAGTGAGTAGAATGTTCCAATCAGAGATGCAGGACCAGTTCCATGTGACTGGTATTACATCCGGTGATATGCAGAAAGCAATACAGAATTGGATGCTGATCTATAAAGGAGAGCCGGATTGGGTAGACCCAGAAGAGGGTATCAGGACAATTAAATTTGCAAAGTTTGTGTGTGAGGAAATCGCACGCCTTGCTACGCTTGCTATAGATGTGACGTTTGATGGAACAAGGAAAGAGTATATGACACAGTTCTGGGAGAAATCTGTACATGATCATATCCGGGAGTGGACGGGCACCATGTGTGAATGTGGAACGGTCATTCTTAAACCGAATGGTGTTGGTGTGGACATTGTAACGCCAGACCGATTTGAGATCACAGAGCTAGATGGAAACCACAATATAACCGGTATTGTATTCCAAGATGATTACCAGGAGGGCAAAGAGCATTACACTAAGCTGGAATATCACAGATTCTTTAATGTAAAGGTACGTATGACAGATGAAGAGAAGTATACAGATAAAACGTTTTATTCCATCTCGAATAGAGCATTTGTGTCGGAAAATTCCGGGGAACTTGGAAAACCTGTTGATCTGACCATGACAAAGTGGTCTGCTTTGCAGCCGGATGTGCATATAACAAAGAAGAGCGGAGACCAGATTGACTCGATGCTGTTTGGACTGTTCCGGATGCCATCTACAAATGATGTGGATCCAAAAAGCCCGCTTGGATTATCAGCATTTGCAGATGCTATTGAGGAGTTAAAAGATTTGGATATAGCATACAGCCGGAATGCAGAAGAAATCTTCGACAGTAGGCGATTGGTAATGGTGGACGATCGGTTGGTACAGAAGCCGGCATACAGGGATGAAAAGGGTGTGACTGTAAGACCAAAAGTGAAGCTGCCTAAGTTTTTTAGAGCAATGTCCGGGATGGACGCGGAAGAAACATACCACGAAGTCAACCCTCAGCTCAATACAGATGTAAGAAAAAGTGGAATCAATCAGCAGCTATCCCTTACCGGAGTAAAGTGTGGATTCTCAAACGGTTATTTTGTTATAGATGAAAAAACAGGAATGATAACAGCAACACAGGTGGAGTCAGATGATAGACGAACTATTCAGCTCATTAAAGACGTACGGGATGCAATGCAGGACTGCCTTGATGATTTGTTCTATGCGCAATCTGTATTTGCGGATTTGTACGGTCTTGCACCGGTTGGTGATTATGAGCCACAGTATGACTTCGGGGACATTACATACAATGAGGAAGAGGACAGAATGAGAAACCTCACACTCGCCAACTCCGGATATATTCCAAAGTGGCAGTATTTGGTCAGATTCGAAGGGTATTCAGAGGAAGATGCAAAGGCGGCTGTTGCAGAAGCAAGCGGATCACAAGAAAAAGGATTATTCAACGAGGAATAGACATGCAGTATAACCAAACTGTGGGATGCGCAGATATCCACATAGACACCAAAAGAATAGATAATAATATACGGAATGCACAGAAACTGTTGAATATGCAGGTGGTTGCAGACTGTGACGAGTACATACCAATGGCGCAGGGAGCCTTGCGTGGATCGGCAAATTATCCAGATGGAATATATGGCGGACAGGTGGCATGGAATACCACATATGCACATTACCAGTATATGGGCGAATTGTATCTGACAGAAGACGGTCGATCTTTTGCGAATAAAGGCGAGAGAAAATACCCTACAGGGATGCCACTTCAACATACTCCTGGAACTACAGACCATTGGTTCGAGCGGGCGAAGGAAACACACGGAAAACAATGGCTTGAACTGGTAAAACGAGAGGCAGGAAAAGGATAGATGCTTACACCAGATTACTTTTATGGAAAATCTGACAAGTTAATAGAGATGTACCAGGAGTTGGAAGATTGGATACTACATGACATTGCCATGCGTTTGGTGGAATCCGAGAGCCTATCCGGAACCGCAGACCGCGAACTGTGGAAACTTCAGCAGATGGGATTGCACCGGCAGGAGATTGTAAAACGCATTTCGGAGTTGACAGGCAAGAGCCGGAATGAAGTGCGCCGGTTGTTGCGAGAGAGTGTGCTCACTTCATTTTCGGACGATAAGGGTGTACTTGAAGGGCTGGCAGATGTACAACCGCCGTTGCAGAATAACATGGTGATTGCTGCAATGAATGCTGAACTGATGAAGACATTCGGAGAGTTGAGCAATCTTACAAACACAACCATAGACCAATCGCAACGGGATCTGCTGAACCTTCTGAACGAAGTAGATTTTCGTGTGGCGAGTGGGTTGCAGTCCTACAGTAGTGCTATATGCGAGGTATTGGATCGGTATGCAGAAAACGGTATGCGTGTGGATTATCCAACCGGTTCCTGGAGATCGTTGGAAGCAGCTGTTCGCTGTTGCATAGTGACTTCGATGAATCAGACAGCCGCACAGGTTACAAATAAGTATATTGTGGAAGCTGGGGCAGAATATGTTCTGGTGTCCGCGCATATGGGTGCACGGCATGACAAGAATAACCCTACAGGATTGCAGTCTCACGATTGGTGGCAAGGAAAAATATACAAGATTCGTGGTTCTGATACGGATACACCGAATCTTCTCGAATCTACCGGATATGATATAGATCCGCAGACCGGAGAGGGACATGTGGTTAATCCTCTGGGATTGCATGGATATAATTGCCGGCACTCACACAAACCGTGGGATAAGTCTTTGCGAAATCCATATGTGGATGCAGACGGAAACCCCAAAATTGATGTGCATGAGAGCCAGCAGCTATATGATCTTCAGCAACAGCAAAGGGCAATGGAGCGCGCTATCCGAAAAACAAAACGGCAGTTACTTGTGAAAGAACAGGAGCTGAAAGCGTTTCCTGATGATGAGAACATCCGTGGAGATTATGATAAGCTGGCATACAGACTCCGGATGCAGAACCGGAAGTATGGAGAATTCTGTGCAGAGAATGACTTGCAACGGCAGAGCGACCGCTTAAAGGTTGCCGGATTTAAAAAGTCGCAGGCAGCCAAGGCAAACGGCAGAGCCACGGCATATGCAAACACACTTTAAATTGGTACAAATATTCGGAGGAAATGTAGTAATATAATATTGCAGATGTTTTCTAACCATTTGTGAACCTCCTTTTTATTCATAATCGTGGAAAGTGCCTTGAAATATAGGCACTTTTTTGTATGCTCAAAATTGGTACAAATCTTTAATAATTCCATGATAAAATTGTATTAACAAGTGAAAAGCACCGGACGGAGCGCAGGAATCCGTTCGCTACCCTACAAAAATTATAGGATTGTCGATATGGCACGTCCTGTTTGGGGCGTGCTTTTTTATTTGTTTTTTGCCAGCTATGGAGTAAATAGCAACTCACTTGTGCCGGACTGACCGGAGCAACAACTTGGAAAGAGAGAGGTAAGAGACATGGTAAAGATTATCAGCGAGTTGGAAAAAATTGGGTTTGAGATCACGGACGAACAGAAGGAATCTATCAAGAAGAGTATTGGTGAGGAATTGTATTCCAAGCAGGAACTTGATAAGAAGATCTCGAAAGTTGAAACCGAGCGTGACAACTACAAAAAGCGCGCAGATACCGCGGAGGACACCTTGAAAGGGTTCGAGGGCAAAGATTTTGACGAAATCACGAAAGATCGTGACGAGTGGAAAAGAAAAGCGGAACAGGCAGAAAAAGATTTCAATGCCAAAATTGCCGAGCGCGATAAAAACGATTTGTTGGAAAAGGCTTTCAAGGATATTAAATTTTCTTCTGAATCTGCAAAGAAAGCTGTTATGGCAGACATTGCAGCAAGCGTGACGGTGAAGGACGGGAAACTGATCGGTTTTAATGATTTGCTGGATGAAGCAAAAAAGAATGATGCAGGCGCATTTATTGACGAGCAGAGCCGGCAGAGCGATCAGAATCAGGCAACATTTACTACACCGATGGGAAGTGGTACTCATACCGAGCCGATTACTGGTGATCCGAATAAGATGGATTTTGCTACGTACAAGAAGTGGCGTGAGCAGAATCAGTAATTTTTTGAGGAGGAATATTATGGCAAACAAAATTTTAACACCGCAGATTATTGCAAATGAAGCATTGATGGTACTGCAGAGCAACCTTACAATGGCGAATCTTGTACATAGAGATTATTCCGGCGAGTTTGTAAAGGTTGGGGATACCATCACTGTACGAAAACCGGCTACGTTTGTGGCTAAGAACTTTACGGGACAGACAGAAGCGCAGGACATTACAGAGGGTTCTGTAACCGTTAAGATGGACCGATTCAGAGATATCACGGTCAATGTTGGGTCTAAAGAAATGACATTAGACATTAAAAACTTCTCTGAGCAGGTGATAACACCAGCAATGCAGGCTATGGCACAACAGATTGATGCGGATCTTCTGGCAGTAGGCATTTCTAAGGCTGGAAAGAAAGCAACTGTATCTAAGACACCGGCCATTACGGATATCGCAGGCGTAGGTAAAGCACTGGATCAGGCAAAAGCCCCACGTACAGACAGACGATTAGTCCTTCCGCCGACTATTCTGTACCAGTACAACACACTGGACAATTTTGCAAAACAGTGCTACAAGGGCGATTCTATTGCCTTGAAAGAGTCTGAAATTGGCAAGGTTTACACCTGCGAAACTTTCATGTCGCAGAACTGCCCGGAAAATCAGAATAATAAGGCAGGAACAGCTACTTCATACAAAGTAGCAGGAACCAAGGATGCCACTCAGTTCACAGTATCTTCTGGAAAGGCAGAAACCGCAACCATTAACAAGGGAGATCAGCTGATTGTTAACGGATATCTGTATACTGTTACCGACAATGTGACACTTTCCGGTGGTGCTGGAACTGTAAAAGTGGATCAGAACATTCCGGAAACTGTAGCTGAAACAGACGCGTTTGTCGTAAGCAAGGCACACGCTCTTGGATTCCACAGAAATGGTCTTGCACTTGTAACACGTAACCTTGAACTGCCGATGGGCAACAAGAACGCTTACATTGCATCTGCCGATGGCTTGGGTGTTCGTGTTGTATTCGATTACGACTCTGACCATAAGCAGGACAAAATCTCTTTTGATATCATTTACGGCATCAAGGAACTCAACGAGAACCTGCTTGTTGACTTTTCATAAGGAAAGGGGATTTCTGATGGGATATACCACATATGACTTCTACAAAGAAAAATACTATGGGGATTCTATCGAGGAATCCCTTTTCCCCAAGTGGGAAAACCGAGCCACCGATAAGCTAAATCAGCTGACCTACGGGCGTATTGATGCTGCTGCAAAGGAAGAGTTTGACGAGCGCATCCAGAAAGCCACCTGTGCACTGGCAGATCTGCTCTATAAGATCGACTACAAGACGGCTCATGCGAATGATCCACAGGAGGGCAATGTAAAGTCCATGTCTTCGGGCGGTCAGTCGATCAGCTTTGGGACAAATGAAACTTTGGTGGATAAGGTGCTGAATGACAAGGTGGCACAAAACCGGTTGTGTTACGACACGGTATGCGAATACCTGTCCGGCACCGGATTGCTTTATGCGGGGGTGGAATGATGCTTTTAAAGAGATTATTTTGCAAGCACAAAATGATGCCGTATGCGTACATGGACGTTCGCACCCACGGCAACCATTACGTCCGGAAACATATCTGGAAATGTACGAAATGCGGGAAGGAGAGTTGCCACTGATGGGGCTTGGATTGTTTTACAACGACAAAGTTACGCTGTTTAACTACTTCTGTGATCCGGACACCGAGGAAGAAAAGTGCTATTTGACCTTATTGGAGAATGTGAACCTTGTGGAAACCAAGGGCGCGAATGTAACCAAGAGCGGCATGGATAGCGCGGATGCAGTAAAGCTTTTTGTTGACTTGGGGAAGATACCTAAACCATACATGGAGCCGAAAGCGTGGGATGCTCTTCCGGACGATGAAAAGCCAAACTATATCACGTTCCACCCGACAGATGATTTTTTCATCAAGGGCGATCATATGGACTTGGAGATTCCTGATTCCGGCATTTACGAATGGGCGCACGACAATCTGGATTCTGTATACAAGGTGACAACAGTTGATAAATATGAGGATGTGATGCCGCATTTTGAGGTTGGAGGTGCGTGATGGGAGAAGTAGAAAAACTTACCATAAAAGACGCGGAAAGTGCGCAGAATGCGGTGCTGGATCTGATTTTGCAGTATCCGAACTTTCCCAAGACGTTTAAGGCAAGCAATAAAAACGTGAAGTGGAACAGTATCAGTGTTGATACTTCCATCGGAATTTACCCACTGTCCGGTGCGCGGTACATAAAGAAATATGTGAGTGGCAGCTATACAGCACAGATGCCATTTCAGATCGTATACCGCAGTTCCCCGACAAGCAACAAAACATCCATTGAGGCACAGATGGTTCTGGAGAATTTGAGCAAATGGCTGGAAGATACCGGGATTGAATTTGCTGATCCACACATGACATTACAGGAAATCGCACGTACATCTGTAGTCTTGCCAATTATGCAGGATGAAAAACAGATGGGATATGGCGTAAATATGCAACTTGTATATTTTTACAAAAAATAACAGGAGGAAATACACATGGCATTAGATCGTACCAACATGGTGTCCTTATTGGACATCGGAGCACTTACTGGCTCTACAGAGAAACTTGCCGAGATGGGCGATGGCTATACGGAACTGACAGAGGACTGGGGACCAAACACCGAATCTAAGCAGTACGTAAACATGAAGAATGCGTCCAATACAGTAAAGGGATATGCGTTTTCTATGACACCATCCCGCGAATATCTGTCTGATGATATGCAGACCGCAATTGACACGATGTTCAAGACATTCCCGACGGGGGATAAATGTAATACATATTATTACAGATATTACAAGACTGACATTAAATCCGGCACAGGTGATTGCATTCGCCTTCCGGTTACAGTTTGCCCATCAAGTACTGGTGGATCAGGTGGAGATACCCTTACATCATCTATCCAGATTAATGGTAATGGAGAAGTGGAACAGGGAACAATCACAATCGGTGCTGGCGGCACATTTACCTGGAAGAAAAAGGAAGATGCTGCGAGTGCAGGATCAAAGGAATAGGTGTTAATCAACAATTAGCATATCCGGGGCACGTACCTCTCTTTCGCGCCCCGGATTAAGAGAGGATGGTAATTTATGGCAGATATTAAAAATATTTCTTTTGATAATGGAATTAAGAAAATCGAAGTGAATGACGTGGACGGGAACCATATCACAACACTTTTAATCAATACGGCGGATGCTGCCACGGTAAAGAGATTTGTGAAGCTGGCCAATAATCTGGAAGATGTAGTCAATTCCGGCGAGGATAAGATTGCAGTCTACAAAGAAAAATACAAAGAATACGAACATAAAGAGTTTGATGATCTTCCGGACGATGTGAAAACGAATATTATCGTGGATGCATCGGACATGCACATTGGTATCCTGGAAGGAATGATTCGGGAAATTGATGCACTGTTTGGAAAAGATACCATTAAAAATGTTTTCCATGAGTGCTATGAACTGAATGAGAATTTCGTGCCGGATGAAGATGCTCTGGTAGATTTCGTGAACACTGTAATGCCGGTGATGAACGAATTATTTAAGACGAGAACAGAAGCAATCCACAGGAAGTATTCTCCGAACCGTAAAGCACGGAGAAACAGACACAACAAGGGCAAAAACCAGTTAATTCAGGAACATAAGGACGCAAAGAAGAATGAATAATGTTTTTCTCGATGATCTGCCGGAAGAGTGGCACGGGTACAAAGTGAATACAGATTTTACGATTGGCATCCAGATGCTGCAGGCGAAATATGATCGCGCACTGACGGATTACGAGAAAAGCGATATGTTCGTGTGGCTCATGTTTGCTGATGAAGATGAGAACGGGGAAGAGTATCTGCGTGAACATCCTCAGGGCGAGGCGCTTGGCGAATGTGTAGAGTGGTTCCTCTCCGGTTGGTTTCACGACAATCCGGATCCGGACGGCGATAAGACGCGCGTGGTTGATTATGATATCGATCAGTGGCGCATCTATGCTGATTTCCGGCAGATCTACGGTATAGATCTTGCCACCACGGATATGCACTGGTGGATGTTCTGCGGTCTGCTTTGGAATATGCCGTACAAGCTATCCAGTTTTTTGCAGGTGGTGTCAAAGCGGCAGGAGAAGCCGGTGAGCGGTTCGACACCGGAATATCGCAAGGCATTGGCAAAGGCACAGAAGATATATGCTCTGGATCAGCTGGAGCAGAAGAAAGAATACACAGAGGACGAGAAGAATGCCATCGATGAATATGACCGAATGATGGCAGAAATACGCGGCAGAAAGTAGGTGAGCGGGTGGCAGATTATGATGGCAGCATAAGAATAAACACACAAATTGATACGAAAAACGCATCCAGCCAGATGCTACGTTTGGAGAACCAAATTTCCAAAACTGCCAAGAAAGCGGCAGATCTTACCGAAAAAATGCGGCAGATGGAAAGTCAGAAGATTCCCACAGAGGAATATAAGAATATTACAGATGCGTTACATAGATCCACAGCTGAATTTGACAAGTTATTACAGCGGCAGCAGGAAATGATTGCGCGTGGAAAAACATCTGGTGCAGCGTGGGATTCGCTTGATCGTAAAATCGAAGAGGTTGGCGCCGATATTCGAGCCGCTGAAAAATACCAGTCAAAAATGGCAAAAGAAGGTACTGCATATCTGGATAAAGGGGCTATCCGTGCAACTGACGAATATAAAAAGTTGTCCTCTCAGCTTAAAGATACTAATGAACAAATGCAAGTTCTTGCGCGCCGACACGAAGAATTGGCCGCGAAAGAGAATAAGGTTTCCGGCAGCGCCAAGAGTGCAGGAAAGAGCACAGGGAGCTGGCTTGACAATTTTTCAGGGAAAACCAGAAAAGCAAGCGGTTTGGTAAGTGCCTTCGCGTCCAGAATTAGAGGAATTGCGCTTTCCTTGTTTGTATTTAACTGGATAACGCAAGGCTGGAATGCAATGATTTCTGCCGTAAAAGACGGTACCCAGAATATGGCAAGGTATTCCAGTGATGTGAATGCAAAAATGTCGGCTCTTGTTAGTGCGGTAGCAACTCTCAAAAATGCATTCGGGGCATTAGCCGCTCCGATTATAAGTGCAGTCGGGCCGGCGCTTACCTACCTTATAAATATGCTTACAGCCGCAATCAATAAGGTAAACCAGTTTATATCAGCACTGACAGGAAAAAAGACTTGGACGAAAGCCACTACCCAAACGAAGAATTATGCAGCTGGACTTGATGCGGCCGCCTCGAAAGCAGATAAGGCTACGAAGGCGGCGAAAAAATTAAAAGGGCAGCTACAATCGTTTAATGAGCTGAATGTAATAGATTCCAATAAAGATTCCGGCTCTGGCGGCTCCGGTGGTTCTGGTGGCTCCGGTGGCGGTGGTGGAGTAGGCGATCTGTATGAAGAGGTACCAATTGACCAGAATATTGCTGATCTTGCGGACAAAATCAGAGAAGCAATTAAATCCGGAGATTGGGAAGGCCTTGGAAAGACTATAAGGCAGGAAATCACAGATACCATAGGGAAAATCCCGTGGGATGAAATATATAAGAAAGCTGAAAATTTCGGAACTGGTTTTGCAAGTTTCTTGAACGGCCTGTTTTCCGAGGACAAAAAAGGAAACAGCGTATTTACAGCCACAGCAGATGTTATAGCCGGAGCACTGAATACAGCTATTTTTGCATCACTTGGATTTACAAATAAATTTGATTTCAAGACATTCGGAAATAATGTGGCGCATGGATTCAATGAATTTTTCCGGAAATTTAAGTGGAAGCATTGTGCAGAAGCAATAAACGGATGGGTTGATGGATTCTGGAATTTTGTGATTGGGTTTTTTAGTGGGTTAAGTTGGGAGGATGTTTTCAATGGCTTAAAAACATTCCTTACATCGTTATCACCAGAGACATTAGCAACTATAATTGGATTTTGGTCATTAAAGCATGCCGGAAATATTCTTTATAAAGTGTTAAAATCCAGTTTTACAGACAACCTAGACACCAAACTTGGTGGTGCAATAAGAAAAAAATTATCAAAAATATCACTCGGAAATGGAATTGCCGGCACTCTTGCAACAGGTTTTTTGATAGCTGCAACAGTTTATGTAACAACTAAATTTTCGGATGATTACAAAGAGTGGAAAAACAATATTGATAAATATGGGTTTGATGCTGGGCGTAAAAAAACAGCGAGAGACAATAAGGCAAATCCATATAATAATGGAAATGCTGTAACAGATAAAGAAATAAGAGATTATGAAGAACGCGCACGAAAACGCGCATTGAACAATTCCGCTAATCCTTATAATGCTAACAGTAGATATTCTAAGTCCAAGAATAAAATTTTAAATCCTGTTGAAGCCAATCCTTATAATTCTAACGGTAAAAAGGTAAAGCAAACTGTTGAAATTGAGGCAAAAATTAAAACAAAGGTATCTGATCTTTGGAATGGGATAAAGAAAAAATGGGATTCTACCAAAGATAAAGCAGTTGAATTTAAAGCCAATGTGAAGAATGACGCAAAAAACTGGTGGGATGATACAAAAAAATGGTGGGGACAGAAAGCAGATAAGGTAAAGGAGTTTTCTACAAATGTAAAAAATGATTCGGCAACATGGTGGAAAAACACCAAGATGTGGTGGGGGAAAAAAGTAGGAAAGGTAAAAGAGTTTTACACGGACGTAAAGAATGAATCGGCAACATGGTGGAAAAACGTAAAAAATTGGTGGTCAAGTACAACTGCCGGGAAAGAAGTGCGAAAATTTGAAGCAAATGTGAAAAAGTCTGGTGGAACCTGGTGGAAAGATGTAAAAGACGCATGGAATGCTTCTACTGCTGGTAAAACCCTTAAAATTGGGATTTCTTTTGCAAAAGATGCTATTAAGAGCCTATGGAACAATGTAAGTAACTTTTTCTCTGGGAAAACAGTTAATGTCAAAACGAAAGCAGCAGCCAAGAAAGCTGGCGGTGGAATCTATACCGGTGGTATGTGGCATAACATAGCACATTATGCAGTAGGAACCGAGAACGCACCAGCAGGACAGCTTTTTATCGCGCGTGAAGCAGGACCGGAGCTTGTCGGAACAATTGCAGGACATACGTCCGTTATGAACAATGACCAGATTGTGGCATCTGTATCGGATGGAGTTGCGCGTGCGGTACGATCCGTAATGGCAACCGGAAACCAGAATGTAAATGTTGTGTTTAAAGTGGAAGGAGATCCGAATGGAATCTTCCACGTAACACAGCAGAAAGCAAATGAATACTACCGGGCAACCGGAAACCCAGCATTTTTATTTTAGGAGGTGGATTGAATGGGATACGGCGGTTATTTAATCAAAGTCGGAAATTACACAGTTCCATTTGACTGTATACTGGCCAGCACATTTCAGTCCCACTTACTGGGGCAGGACAAAGATTCGTACAACGATGACAATGGGAAGTTACACAGGACAGCATTAAAGAACCAGGTGCTTAAGGCAGAGTGGCAGACTCCGGCCATGAACGAAAAGAAGTTTAATGCATTTATGAGTAACATAAATAAACAATATGTGGAGCAACGGCGCGAAAAGAAATGTCTTGTGACAGCATGGTGTCCGGAACTGGTGCGGTATGTGACTATGCATTGCTATGTTCCGGATATTACTCCGATAGTAGCATATGCAGATGAAAAAACGATTGAATATGACGGCTGGAGAATTGCTTTTATCGGATATGGCGGTGAGATTTTATGATAGGTAGCAAAAACAAGAAACTTTATTATGAAAGCTCGATTGATAAGCAACTTAATATAGAAGTAATCGGAACGAAACATGTGATTGACAACTCCATGAGAGAACAGGACACATTCACGCTGACCGAGACTCTGAATGACGGTACGGAACTGAAATTTGGCTCATGCCTGCCGAATCAGATTTCTTTTACCGGACGCGAGGTACCAATTGCCACAAAAGGCATGAAGCTACGTGTGACGGAAACTCTGGAAGGAAATGAGGACGATCCGTTTGAATATGGTACATATACGGTACAGTCTGATACCCCGACAGCAGACCGGACGAAGCGCCAGATTGTTGCCTATGATGCCATGTATGACATAATCAATGCTGATGTAAAAAGCTGGTATGACGGTTTATCTTTTCCAATGACTTTGAAAGCATTTCGTGACAGCTTTTTCGCACACCTTGGAATTGAGCAGAAAGAGACAAACCTTGTAAATGATTCCATGACAATAAACAAAACGCTGGTAACTACACAGTCCGATGATTCCAGCGTAACGGCAGAAGCTACGATAAGCGGCAAGACAATAATTGAAGCGATTTGTGAGATCAACGGGGCATTTGGAAATATCGGGAGAGACGGTAGATTTGAGTATGTGATTTTAAGGGCGATTACATCTGCACTGTATCCGGCAGAAGATCTGTACCCGCGTGATGATCTCTTTCCTTCGGATGCGAACACCGAAAGCATGAACGGGCACTATATCACATTTGACTATGAAGCGTTCCAGAGCCAAGCAATAACACAGTTGGAGATCCGGGCAGATGATTCTACTGCCGGGGCTATTGTGGGAACATCTGGAAACAATTATGTTATTTCCGGCAACTTCCTTATAAGCGACAAGACCGGGGCTGAAATGAAGCAGATTGCGAATAATCTGCTGCCGGTAATTGCACAGGCAGAATACACACCGATTAAAAGTTGTACATGCGTTGGTAATCCGTGCCTAGAGTTGGGAGATCCGATTCGTTTCAACACTTCCAGGGAGATTGTAGAAACATACATCTTACAGCGCACCCTTACAGGAGTGCAAAGCAAACGCGATTCCATTGTTTCAGCAGGAACAGAAACCCACGCCATGAAAAATCCAACTACACGGGAGACGGTGGAAGCATTAAAAAGACGTACCCATATTTTGGAGGAAAATGCAGACCATCTTCAATCCACGTATGAGGATTTAGAAAAAAATACCTCTACGAGATTCGAACAGACGGATGAACTGATTGCTACAGAGGCAAAGCGTGCTACAGATGCAGAGGGCGAATTGGAGTCTTCGTTTAAAGAAGCCGCCGATTCTATCCAGATGGAAGTGAGCAGAAAGGTCGGAGAAGATGAAATCCGAAGCAAATTCGCCATGAGCCCCGAGAATGTGGATATCGAATCCGGACAAGTAAACTTTAAGTCAAACACGCTAACCATTGATTCCACCAATTTTCAGCTTGATGAATATGGAAAAGCGACAATTGTGGATTCGCTGAATTTTAATTCAACGGCGCTTGGTGATGATATTGCAATTATCGGGCTTGACGGAAAAGGTAGACCTATGTTGCAAAACATATTCATTGACCTAGACACTGTAACGGATTCAAACTCGGAATCCTTGGCAACCGAAAGTTATGTTGACGATTCGCTGAGTGACTACGCAACCAAAAGCGAATTGCCAAGTGGGTATTTTACAGACGTAGACTATACACTTAATGATAAATCTACAACCAAGTATTCGCCTAGACACTTTAATAAAGTGGCTGATTTTGGTTCAAGGGAAAGTATCTTGGATATCGAGGGTCTTTTGATTTCTATTCCGAGTTCCGATAAAAGGCTGAAAAATAATATACAATCATTAAGGGATATTAAAAGCGTTTATATGGCAATGCGCCCAGTTGAGTATACATGGAAATCCGGATACATCACGCAGCACACAGGCTTACAGTTTGGTTTAATTGCGCAGGATTTAGAGAAGATTTTGCAGGATGCCGGATTGTCCGATAGCGGACTTGTACTAAAAGAAGATGCCGAAGAGGATGAAAAAGCAATTCACGGAGATTCAAAGACATGGAAAATTGACAAGGAAAATCTCCATGCAATGCACATACAGATGATCCAGATGCAGCAGAAAGAAATCGAACTTTTGCAGCAGAAAAACGAAGATCTGGAACGCAGATTATCAGCGCTAGAAAGGAGTGTGAACCATGCAGAAAATTTATAGCAGGACGTATTGGGAGAACTTACCGAGTGAAAAAACCTCCATAAATGAGAAACGGCTAAACAACGCCGAAAAAGGGATTGACGATCTGGATGATCGTATAGTTGCTATGGACGCGGCAAAAGTCGATCTTGTCAAGGCGAATAATCTTGTAGAAGAAATTACTTACGAGGAAGCAACCGGTATATTGACCATTACTAAAATGAATGGCTCTAAAGATATAATTGATACTAAACTTGAAAAGCTGGCTGTGAATTTTAGCTATAACCCGCAGACACAGCAACTTGTGATAACGCTAGATGATGGTACAACGCAGAATGTAGATTTATCCGCGCTAATCACGCAGTATGAGTTCTTGGATTCCGATACGATCGCATTTGCAATCGGCAGTGACGGCAAGGTGTCCGCAATCGTGAAAGAGGGAAGTATCCAAGAAAAGCATCTGCGCCCGGATTATCTTGCAGATATTAAAGTGGAATCTGCCAAGGCTGTAGCATCTGCCAAAAGTGCAAAAGAGTCCGAAACCAACGCGGCAAAATCTGCCACAGATTCCAAAAATAGCGTAGACCGAGCGCAGGGAATCGAAAACGAGATTAACAAGAAACTCACAATGACAGAATTTGATGTGAATGAGGATGGGGAGTTGATTTACACGGACAATTCTGCTTATAACTTTGTCGTTGACAATGACGGAAATTTAAATTGGGAGGTGGCTTAGAATGGCTATAGCAGGAAGAGTAGCAATTGTACCAAAGGGCGATTGGAGCGCAAATGCTACATATAAGAGATTGGATGCAGTGACTTATAACAATACATTGTATTTTGCGAAAAAGGAAGTTCCGGCAGGAACAGCGACGAGCAATACAGAATATTGGTCTAAGTCTATCGTGGGTGGTGCTAGTGCGATTGCAACAACAGAGGATGCCGGAGTTGTAAAGCCGGACGGAAAGAGCATGAGCGTAGATGAGAGTGGAACGCTTAGCATTAACTTGGATGGAACCACAATTACATTAGATGAAGCGAAAAACGTCATAAAGTTGGCAGATACCTTAAAGGATGCCATCAATGGAGCGTTTCCGGCGGCGAATGTGGCGAATAATCAGATCACCACAGTGGAAGGCTTCGCACTTGATGCGCGGCAGGCGAACCCGAATATTGATGGAACACTTGCAAAGCAGATAAGTGATTTAAACAATGATTTAAATGATCACCTATATGGTTTTCGCTGGAGAAAATTTATCAATACTTGGACATCTGCATCGCAAATTGATTCCGGTTGTGGTATCTATAATATTGGTGAAATATCATCAGATTATTGGAGCTCTATTTGTAAAAATGAGAAATTGCAAAATGTTGGCGATTACGTACTGATTATATTCCAATGGAATGGAACAGAATCAGCCCTTCGTTTTTCCGTTGGGCTTTTAATAAGTTGTCGAATGAGTAATTTAATTTATGTAACCGTCTGGAATGGAGAATTTAATTTAACATAGAAACATCATATTATGATGAAATAATTTGCATGGACTAAAATTAACTGATTTTGTGCCATGAGCTCCATCCATTGGCAAGATCCACATATCCGTTGTAAAATTTGAGGTAAATTCCATCCAAAGCTGTTGTAATAAATATAAGAAATCTCCACTTATTTTCACTTCCATATACAATAAACAATAAACCATAGTCACAATTATCAGGCAAATTTTTGGTAGTATTGTTTGTTAAATATATGCCCGGTTGATTTTGTAGATCTAAAGCATCTACTAATAGTAGATTCGTATTAAACAAAGACTTCAAATCATTGTTTCATGGAAATATGGTACAAACACAGCCCGAACGGGCGTTATACTGATGTTTAATCAAAATTATCGAACAAATATTCGAATGAACTTATAAACCATTTTTATTAAAGAAAGGAATTAAAAACATGGATAAAATTATTTTAAAAGATCAGACCAGCTTCGAGGTTGCCGATGGTGCAAGCCTTGGAAACATCCAGATCAAAGCCGAGAACTTTGAAGCCATTAAAACGATTACGGATGCATTTACTGCGGACAACCTTGCGGAAGTGACATTTAAGCACAATAATGAGGCATCCGGAAAGTACACAGATCTGAAGTGTGATGGGTTTACATACGCACCGAATACGGACGAGGCAGGTAAGGAAGATGGAACCTACACGGTAACTATCAGGCTGCGAACCAAAACCGAAATTGAAAAGCGCCTTGATGCGCTGGAAACAGGACAGGTAACATTGCAACAGGGACATGAGTCCAACGCTGGAGCAATCGAAGATCTGGCCGGAATGATCGGAGGTGAAGAATAATGGCATGTAGCAATCTTATTAAATTCTATGTCCGCCGGATTACGGTTGATAAAAAAATGACGATTGATGATGTTCCAGAACGCTGGCGTGAACAGGTGCGGGCAGAAATTGAAAAGGCAGAGCAGGCAGTGTAGTGGCATCTTCGGATGCCTTCTATTGACTTGTGTGATAACTATTTTTATCATATAATAAAAGAAAAAGGAGAAAATAAATTATGGAAACTTTTTTATATGTACTAGGCAATAATGAGGTTGTTTCAGAAATTTTGATTATATTTATAATGTCATTGACCCTTTTGGTGTCTGTTATTTCCACTTACAAATCAAAGCAAAAAATTGATTTGAAAACGATGAAAAATGAAGCGGATGAGATTGATAAAGCCATTCAGAACATTAGTATATTATATAGAAATACATCCGACGGAAGAGAGAATAAGCCTAATGAAAAAAATATATTAAACATGATGATGGATAATGTAAGTGAATTAAGAGAGTATTATGTTATAAGTAAGCAACAAGCAAGAAAATCTTTTTCAGCAGCACTTTTTATATGCTTTTTTGGAATTTTTATTTATGTGTTAGGAATAATTACATATATTATATTTGATAAGAACATATCTATTATTTCTGTAATAGGGGGAACTGTAGTAGAGGTTATTGCAGGTTTATTCTTTTGGTTATATAGAGAAGCAACTAAGCAGTTAGGAATATATCATCAAAGACTCGGGTCTACAGAGAAATATTTAACTGTTATACAAATTATTAAAGAGATGCCAAAGGAAGAACAAGCGGAATTATTTAAAGGATTAACAAAAGCAATACTGACTGATAATAGAGAAATTATCTCTCATGAAAACGAAAAAGGATGAAATTGCGGGGATTTCAAGCAGGCCATAACAGGCCTGTTTTTTTAATGCCTTAAATTGGTACAAATAGTGCACGAATAGGCATTATACTTTATTCATAAAGATTAAGGAGTGCACCGAATGATCAAATTCATATCAGACAACTGGCAGTTAATAACTGCTTTTGCAGGCGCAATTCTATTCCTGTATAGACAGGTAATTGCCACTCGCAAGGGTGTCAGGGCGTTGCTCCGTGCCGACCTCATACGCCTGTACAATAAATACCATGATGATCTCGGATATTGCCCGGTATATGTTAAGCAGTCCTTAGAGGATGAATACCAGCAATATCACGCGCTTCATGGGAACGGAGTAGGAACGCAACTATATAACGCATTGATGGCTCTACCAACAGAGCCACAGGAAGGAGACTAATATGCCAAAAAATTGTGTATTCAAAGTATCAGTAAACACGCAGAAATGGGCAAAGGCCGCAGCAGTCAGAGCAGTGAAGACTATGGCGCAGACAGCTATTGCTGTTATCGGAACAAGTGCAGTCGTGTCTGCAGTAGACTGGAAGATGGTAGTATCAGCATCGATTGTTGCAGGCTTGGTATCGCTACTCACCAGTGTAGCCGGCATCCCGGAAGTTAAGGAGGAATAGCATGGCAATTACAAAAGCAATCAAAGCAATTGCAAAGCAGTTGTTTGCGAATCCGAAAAACTATGGAAATAAGAGAAGTTTAAAATCCATCAAGTACATCGTTATCCATTACACTGCCAATGACGGCGATACAGATGAAGCAAATGCGAAATACTTCCATAATAATGTGGTCAAAGCCAGCGCACATTATTTCGTCGATGATGATTCTTACACGAAGTCGGTGCCGCTTAAAAACATTGCTTGGTCCGTTGGTGGGAAAAAATATCCGAACTGTGGGAAGACAGGCGGTGGAAAAAAGTATGGACTTTGCACAAATGCCAACTCAATCAACATCGAGTTGTGCGATACTGTAAAGGACGGAAAAGCTGGAGCGTCAGCAGTAACGATTCGGAATGCTGTTACACTCACGAAAAAACTGATGAAGAAATATAACATCGATAAGGCACACGTTGTCCGGCACTTTGATGTAACTGGAAAAGCTTGTCCGGCATACTGGGTAGATGATAAGAAGTGGAAGAAAGAATTTTTGGACAAGCTATAGTTAGATGACACGAAAGATGACACGAAAATTAATAATCCCATAAATAAGCCGTTCTATAACTTTTGTATGAGGGTTCGACTCCCGTCTAGTCCACTA